TCGACGTCGAACCGTACGAGCTCATCGAAGTCACCGACGAAGGCGACCTCGTCTACGACTACGACGTCTACCAACCAAACCAAGCGATCTTCATCGACGCTGGCGACGACCTGGCACGCGAAACCGCCACCGGAACCGTCACCTACACCACAACGTGCAGCTGGATCGACGCCGACGACATCACCGAATGGCTCGGCGTCGAATCAGCCACCGCGAACGACACCGCGTTTATCGCGACCTGTGTTTCAGCGGCAAACGCCTGGTGTTACCGGCGTCGAGCATCGGCCGGCTACTTCGACAGCCTGTCAACCGTCCCAGACGGCTCCGTCAAACTCGGGACCGTCATGTACGGCGCCACGCTGTACCGTGAACGCGGCTCAGTCGACGGCTACGCCTCGTTCGATGCGATGGGAACCACTCAGCCAATCGCGTCCTACGGCCGCATTCTGCAGCTCCTCGGCGTCGGTAGACCGCAGGTGGGCTGATGCCTGCCTCCGGAATCTTCATCAGCGCAATCGCACAGATCAAAGCCGCTGTCACCGCGCTCGGCTACAAGCCGGTCACCGACCCGCGCAACGCCCGCCCGCTCACCGTCTTCATCGAGATGCCGACGTTCAGCGGATTCAACACAAACATCGCCGACATGACGTTCACGCTCCGTGTCCTCGCGCCGCCACCTGGCAACCAAGACGCGACGAACTGGATCCTGACCGCCGTCGACGCCATTCATGAGAGCGCGGACATCGCCGTGACCGCCGGCACGCCGTCCATCGCCCTCATCGGTGAGCAACAGCTCCCCGCCTATGATCTAACCGTCCGGCTAGCAACAAGAAGGAACTGATCCACAATGGCAACCACCGTTGTTCTCAACCAGGCGAACCTGTCAGTCGATTCTGTCGACTTCAGCGACCAGTGTTCGACCGTCACCGTCACCGAAAGCTACGAAGCCCTCGAGGCCACCGCGTTCGGCGACACCGCCCGCAAGTTCGTCAAGGGACTCGGCAACCACGAGATCTCCGCCACCCTCATGATCTCGTACGGCACCAGCGAGGTTGAGGAGAAGCTCAACAGCCTCGCCGGCACCACGTTCAACGTCGTCGTCACCCCGACGACCTCGGGAACGCCTGGCACCGACAACCCCGCCTACACGCTCACCGGCTGCTACCTCGAGTCCGTCACCCCGATCAACGGCGGTGTCGGCGAGCTGCCGACGATGGACGTCGTGTTCCGCGGCGGCGCCCTCACCCGCGCCACCAGCTGATCTAGTTCATTCCCAACTGAAGGAGCCCCGACATGAACCTCACGATCCGCATCGACCTCGGCGACGGCCCACAGGACATCCAAACAAACCTGTGGGCTGTCGTCGCGTGGGAACGGAAATACAAGACCAAAGCGTCACAGATGGCGACCGCGGCCGGCATGGAAGACCTTGCCTTCTTGGCGTATGAAGCCATGAAGGGCCAGAAGATGGTCGTGCCAGCCGTCTTCGACGACTTCATCAAGAAGATCGTCAGCCTCGAGGTCGTTGGAAGTGACGAACGCCCTACCCGAGGGGAACCAGAAGACGCCAGCTAGCCGAACTGCTGGTCGCTGTCTCCTGGTGGCCCCCACAAATCGAGTTCGATCTCAAAGACCTCAACACGGTGGTCGATGTGATCGAGGAGCAGAAAAAGCAGCAACGTGTCAAGCATTAGCGCAAAAGTCGAAGTCGATGGGCTGAACGAAGCCCTGCGGACGTTGCGCTACATCGACCCGCAGCTGCGACGCCAAGTCGACAAAGAAATGAAAGAAACCGTCGGCAAGGACATCATCCCGTTTGCCCGCCGGCTCTATCCCGCAACTGATCGTGTCGGCAACTGGGGCCGTTGGCCTCGAGGAGCTGGATACCGGCAAGCCACCGTTCAGCGAGGCGTCAAGATCCGCATCAAAACGAGCGGCCGTCAAGATCAGATCGCCGGCCTGTTCCTGACCAACAGCAACGGCCCTGGCGTGATCTTCAGCACCGCTGGCAAAAAGAGCTCTGGCGTCGCTCCGACCCGCGACAACGGATCCGGCAACTCAGCCGCTTTCATTGAACGCCTCAAGCGATTTGGCGAGCCGATGCGCGCATTGTGGCCCGCAGTCCTTGAGAAACGTGACACACTTGAAGCCAACGTCGAGAAAGCCGTCGACGACCTCATGAAGACGATCAGCAAGGAGCTCCGCTAGATGGCTATCCAGATCCCCATCGTCAGCGAGTTCAACAACGCTGGCCTGAAGAAAGCCCAACGCGAGTTCCAGAAACTCGAGAAGACGTCGCAAAAAGTCGGCTTCGCTCTCAAGAAAGCATTCGTACCCGCCACAGCTGCGCTCGGTGGTCTCGCTGTGGCCGGCGCGAAGATGGTGGCTGCTGGTGAGCAGGCCGCGACCGCTAATGCCCGCATCGAGCAGATCGCAACGTCGATGGGCCTGTTCGGCGCTGAAACCGAGAAAGTCACAAACCGCCTAGTCGACTTGGCTAACGAGCAAGCCCGCCTCACCGGCGTCAACCAAAACACGATCAAAGAATCCCAGGCGCTCCTGCTTACGTTCAAGGACATCGCCTCGAGCGCCGACGAGGTTGGAGGCGCGTTCGACCGCGCCACACAACTCACCCTCGACATGGCTAGCGCCGGCTTCGGCTCTGTCACCGACAACGCCAAGCAACTCGGCAAAGCACTTAACGACCCGATCGCCGGCCTGACCGCGCTTCGCCGTTCGGGCATCCAGTTCACCGAAGCGCAGCAAGACCAGATCCGCACCCTTGTCGAATCCGGTCAGGTTCTTGAGGCGCAAAATCTGATTTTGCAAGAGATCGAAAACCAGGTCGGCGGCACCGCCGAAGCGACCGCTAACTCGACCGACAAGATGAAAGTCGCGTTTAGTCAAGCATCAGAGTCGATCGGTATGGCGCTCCTGCCTGCGGTTGAAGCGTTAGTCCCGATTCTCATCAAGTTTTCCGAGTTCGCAGCCGAAAACCGTGACATCATCATCGCGGTCGGCGCCGCAATCGGCGGACTGTCCGCGGCCATCGTGATTGCCAACTTTGGCATGAAGATCTACACAGCAACAACCACGATCGCCACAGCCGCTCAATGGGCGTTCAACACCGCCGTCGGCGCCATCGCTCTGCCCATTGTCGCTGTCGTCGCATTTACAGCCGCTTTAGTCGCCCTCGAGCGCGCCAGCGACAAAGCCAGTCGCACGTTCCGAATCCTGCTCCCTGGCATCAACGGACTTTCCGACGGCATCACTTGGCTTCAGAAACAAACCGAAGACGTAAACGAAGAATGGGCCGCTTGGAACCAAACCCTCGACGAGGGCCGCCGCGCCGCCGGCAACATGTACCCAGAGATCGACCAGACCGCCAAGTCAGTTGAAGACTTGATGCAAGAGGCCACCGAAGCCGCTGGAGCGCAGCTCGAACTCGCCAAGTCCGTGAACGCGGTCTACGACGAAGTCAAGAAACTCAACCCTGAACTCGTCAAGATGCTGGAACTCCTCGACCTCGAGGACGACGTCGAGCAGCTCCGCACCGAGTTCGATAAATACAAAGAAACGCTCAACAACACCGAGGCCAGCACCCGCGAGATCGAGCAAGCCCAGCGTGACCTCACCCGCTCAATCATCGAAACGCTCAACGCTCACGGCCTTCTCGCCCTGGCATTCGCCGATCAGCTCAAGATCAAGATTGACACTGGCGACCTCGACGCCGCCTATGCCTCGGCGCTTCGCGTCCTTGACGCTTTCAACAAGGTCAAGCAAGTCAGCGCCGGAGTCACGCCTTCGACCTACGTTCCGCCGCGCGACGAGCTCGGCTTCCTGTCGGCCCCGCCAATATCCACCACGACGATCACGCCGGTCTCCTCCATTACTCGAGCACCATCCGGCGCGGTCCAGAACGTCACCGTGAACGTGTCCACGATCAACCCGACACAAGAAGTCGGCGAAGCCGTGGTCACCGCGATCCGTAACTACAACCGCACCAGCGGCTCAGCCGCAATCGGAGTCCTCCGGCTGTGACCGCCACCGTCGTCCAGGCCGGCGATTACACGCTCGAAATCGACACCGGCGCACCCGTACAAGGGTTCCGGCTCGATGACACGGTACGCGGCGTTCTAGACGGCACCACGTTTGTTCTGGACGGCCTTACCGACTTCGCTGACGTCACCGACGGCGTCAAAGGCATCCGCGTGAAACGAGGCCGACGCGACATCAAAGACCAGTTCTCCGCCGGCACCATGACGTTCCTGCTTGATGACACGGCGGCTAGCGGCGTGTTTAACCCGTTCGCCAGCGACTCGCCGTATTACGACCCAGACAACAACAAACCTGGTCTTGCGCCGATGCGCCTGGTCCGTCTTTATCGTGAAGCTGAGTTGCTGTTCGTCGGCCGAATCATTGACTACAACTACAACTTTGGCCTTGACGGCGACGACACCGTCAGCGTCACTTGCGCCGACGACTTCTATTTGCTCGCTCAAACCGTGACCGACACGACAAGTCTTTCCAAAGAGTTCAGCGGTGCGCGAATCAGCGCCGTGCTTGATCTGCCCGAGGTCGACTATCCGTCCGGAGCGGCCCGTTCAATCGCGACCGGCACCGTCGAGATCGGCGGCGGCGGCGACTACAACCTTGGGCTCGGCCAGGTCGTCCTTGACTATCTGCAGCTCGTCAACAACGCAGAACAAGGCCGCCTGTTCATTGACCGCGAGGGCGTGCTCGTCTTTGAGAATCGGGTCGGTGCGACGCTGTCCTCGCCTGTTGCAAGTTTCCATGATGACGGCACGAACTACCCGTACCGCAACGTCGACATTTCGTTTGGTGCCGACAAAGTCGTCAATCTGGTCTATGTCTCAACGATAAACAACAAAAGCGCTAGCGCATCAAACGCCGCAAGCCAAGCCGAATACTTCATTCAGTCGATAGCAGTCACCGGATCACTACTCGACACCGACACCGCCGCCCAAGATCTCGCCGACTATCTACTCAGCCCTCAGCCAGAAGCCACGTTCACCGCCGTCGAGGTCGCTTTCGCACAGCTCACCGACGCACAACGTGACGTCGTCGCCACGATCGACGTCGGCGACACCATTTCCATTAAGAAACAGTTCATCAACGGCGACACTCTGAGCGACATCTCGCAAGAACTGGCGGTCGAAGGCGTCGAACATTACATCGACACCGCCGGCGGTCATGTCGCCCGTTTCTACACAAGCCCCACAACCATCGTCTATCAGTTCATCCTGGACGACGCCGTCTATGGTGTCCTTGATGCGCTCAATGCTCTAGGATAGGAGTCACCTATGGCAACGCCGACCAGCCTGCCCGCCACGTTTGTCGCCGGCAACGTTCTTACCGCCGCAGAGATGAACGGTCTGCGAGGCGCGTTCCGCATTTTGCAGGTCGTTTCCGCAACAAAGACCGACACGTTCACGACCACCAGCACCTCATACACCGACATCACCGGCCTTTCAGTTTCGATTACGCCCACCTCAACCGCTAGCAAGATTCTGATTCTTGCGGACGTCAAAGTCGGTGTCGAAAACCTCGCTAGCGCTGTGGCGCAGGTTCGGATCACGGGCGGAAACTCTGGTTCTTATGTTGGCGACGCGGCCAGCAACCGCACTCAAGCGACGAGCGCACCAATCCTAAGAAGCACAGCTCTGTCACCAAATACGGCGATCTTTGGCGCTGGTTTTGTTTATTTGGACAGCCCCGCCACTACCTCATCGACGACTTACCAAGTGCAGATGAAAACGCCAGCCGGAACCGTTACCGTCAACCGAACGCAGATTGATAACGATGTAGATATCTATTCCCGCACAGCATCTTCGATTACTGTCATGGAGGTGTCGGCATGACCGATTACGCCGCGGTACTGACCGCCAACTATCCAGGCGACGAATGGACGTTGGACGGTGACACCTACGAGGGGCTCACATGGCTATCTGACACCCCCAAGCCGACACAAGCCGAGCTCGACGCCGCTTGGCCGCAGGTCGACTACGACCGGCAAGTCGCTAGTGTCGAAGCCGCACGCCGC